CTGGACGCGGCTGCCGAGCCGCCCGCCGGACCGCCGCCGCCACCCGATGCGAACCGTCCAGCCGGCACCAGCTGGTAGCCGAGCGCCGCCGCCGACGTGGCCAGCAGCCCCCGCGAACGCGCCGACTGAGTCAGCGGGATGAACGCCTCCGGAACGCCTGCCTCCGCCGCGAGGACCATCGTCGGCTGGGTGAGGATGCCGCCCTTGGCCATGGCCACGCCCTGCCCGGCCATCTGCTGCACGAAAGTCCCAGACCCTGGCACGGCCTTGATCTGGGAGGAGATCTTCGGGGCGAGGGCCGCGATCGTCGTCCAGTCCAGGCCGGCCGCGATGACGTCAGCGATCCCCGCACCAGCCTTGCCCCGCAGGACGCCGATCAGAGTGACGGCGTTGGTGATGTCATCACTGGTCAGCAGCGCGGCGTTGGACTTGGCCGCACTGTTCGCTGATGCTGCGGCGCTGCTGCTCGTGACGGCGGCCGCGGCGATAGTCTCCGCCGCGTCGTCGCCCTGGGCCGCGAGCTGGGTGGCGAGATCCCCGTACCCCATGGTGGCGAGTTTCAGCAGGTTGGTCTGGAACGTCTTGCTCTCAGTGGTCGACGACTTCAGCTGGGCGGTGTAGTCCTTCAGCGTCGCCGCGGCTGTCGGGGCGAGCTTTTTGAGGTTGGCGACGATGCTGTTGAACGTCTTGTTCGAGGCGGTGGCGAGGGCCGCGACTAGGGCCTCGCCGTCGGTGCCCATCCCTCGCAGGGTGTCCTCGACGTCGGAGCCGGCTTTCTTGCCGATGGACGTGAGGTTCTTCTCCCACTTGGCGTTGGCCGACGCCGCTTTACCCAGCTCGGTGTTGTAGGCGGTGAGGTTGAAGCTGGTCGGGGCTTTGGCGCCGTTCTTCAGGCCCAGTGCGGCGTCGGCGCTGTTCACGGACTTCTTGTCCGATTTGACGGCAGCGTCTGCCTTGGCCGACGCCGATCGGGCGTCCTGCAGCTTCTTCTCCGCGTCGCTCAACTGCTTGGCGGTGTGGTTCCCGTTTCGGACCTTTTTCAGGCTCGCCTCGGCGTCGGACACGGCCGCCGTGGCTTTCTTCTGCGTCGACAGCGCGGTGTTGAGTTTGTCCCAGGCGTCCGAGAGCCGCTGCACGCCGGAGGTGTACCGGTCCATGCCGGTCCCCGCGCCGAGCGTGTCCGCTGGTGCCGTTGGGGTGTAGGTGAAGCCACCGGACGCGAAGGACTGGACTCCGCCGTTGGCATACCAGGCGATCCCCTTCCCGCCGAGCCGCCGCACCGTCTCATCCGCGATCGCCCGCGATCGGGCCCGCTTGCTGGGTGCCAGCGGGATGTACGCCTCGCCGCCCGTCTCATCCTCGGCCCATACCCGCCAGGTGCCCGCCTTGGCGATCTGCGCGACATGATTCTCTTGCATGCCGCCGTCGGCGTAGTAGATGGCGCCATTGGCGCTGTAACTGCCGCTGAGGACACTGTCACGGCCTCCGGCAGCCTTGATGTGTTCCTGCACGTACACGTCGACCGTCTTGCCGCTCACATTGTTGACGGCACGCTGGATTGCACCGGTGCTGCTGAACGCGGAGGAGGTCGGCACGGTGATGCTGACCTTGTGGTTGGGCATGGTCTTGACCTTGAAGCCAACCTCCTTGAGCGCATCCAAAGCTGCCGCCGAGGGCGCGGACACCGTGATGGACTTGCCGTGCGGCACGCTCGCCAGCTTCGCCTTCACGGCTTCCAGTCCCGCGATTGCTGACGCACCGTCGGTCGACACTCCCAGCACCTTGCCCGGCAGCTTCTTCGCGATCAGCGCATCCAGAGCGGCCGCTGCCTTGTCCGTCGGTGCGGTGATCTCCATCTGGCGTCCGCCAGGCAGAGTCTTGACCTTGAAGCCGACCGACTCGATCGCCTTGGTCGCATCGGCGGTGAGCGCCGACACCTTGATGGTTGACCCCTTGGCCATATGCCCAGCGAGACCCTGGACGTACAGCAGCTGCTTCTCGGTATCCGACAGTCCGGGCGTGGACATGGTGATGGCCAGTGATGACGGGATGAAGCCCATCTGCGCCGCCAGGGTCTTCGCCTGGTCGGCGTTCAGCCCGAACGCCCGGCCGGCCTTCACTGCGGCGTCGTATGACGCCTGCATGCGGGCCTCGGCCTGCTTCAATGCCGGGACAACAGCGGTGCCGTTGGCGCGTGCAAGGTCGTAGGTGGACTGCGCCGCTCCGGCTGCTCCCTCATTGAGGGCTTGCAGCTTCGTCCACAGCGTCTGGCCGTTCTGCGAGGTGGTGTTGAGGCTGCCGTCGACCTGCAGGAGCGCTGCGCCGTACCCGTCCGAGTGCTTGACGCCGTCCTTCCACGTGCTGTTGAGGTCCAGCATCGCCTGGTTCATCGTCGCGACGGCGGCCTCGACATCAAGTTCGCCGCCGGACAACAGGTCCAGGGCAGTGTGGAGGGCCGACGCCTTGGTGCTCGCGTCGGACTCGGACTTGCCGAGGGTGTCGATGGCCGCCTGGAGCCGACCGGTGGGATTCGTGGCGTCCAGGGAGGCACTGCCGCTGCCCTTGACTGCTGCTGCCAGGTCCTTCTGCTTCGCGATCGCGGCCGGGACCTCGCCAGAGAGGCTACCGAGGGCAGCGGCGGCGTTCTTGTAGGCCATGCCCTGATCGGTGTAGATCTTCGTCGATCCTTCGGTGGTGTCGACCCACGCCATGTTGGCGTCAGCTGCCGCGTTAAGCCGCTTCTGTAGAGCGTCGATGGTGGTGCCCTGCCCGAGGTAGGCGTTGGTCAGCTGCGTGGTGCTGATCCCGGCGGTGTGCATGACGTCGAGAAGCTGCCCCTTGCCGTCCTTGAGCTTGGCGTCAGCGAGGGTCTGTACTGCGGTGGCTCGGACGTTGCCGTCGATGACACCGGACGACTGCTGAAGTGCCTGCGTAAGGCTGGAGATGCGCTGCTGATGCGCTGCAGCGGCAGCGGCGGCTTCCTGCTGCTTCGTCGCGAGCAAATCCAGGCCGATCATGGCCGCGCCGATCGCAAGACCCCACGGACCGCCCAGGAAGGAGTACAGGCTCTTGCTCGCACCGATGAGGCCGCGGCCAGCCCCGGTACCGATGGCCGCCAGGGCTCCACCGGCTGCCGAGCGGAAGCCATTGAGACGACCGCCCGCCTCCTGGATGGATGCGGAGGTAGTGCGGAAGCTGGTACCCATGGCGGCGATCGTCGGGGAGCGGGCTTCAAGCGCTGCCAGCCCGGAACCCCAAGTACCCAGCGACACACCGGCCTGCCTCGCCAGGATCGACTGCGTCTGCATGGCGCCGCGCACGCCGTTGAAGGAGGTGACCGCTGAGCGGCCGTAGCCTTCGACGGCGGTCTGCATGCCCTGGATCTGGCTGCGGAACGGCCTCATGGCCAGCATCGAGATCACGGACAACTGGATCGGGCCCGGCAAGCCAGCAAAAGCGTGAGCGAGGCCGCCGACCAGCGCGCCAATCGGCCGCAGCACGGCAGACATGTCACCGAGCGCCCCCACGCCGACCTGAAGGCGGCCAGCGAGCACACCAAAGGCACCAGCCCCAGACGATACGGAGCTGAACAGATCATGCAACCCGGATGACACCGGGACGATGGCCGCCTCAGCATTGCCGAAAGTCTTGCCGAGAGAACTCACCGAGGTGACCGCGATGGGCACCGTCGCCACCGCGAGACTGGTCACCGCACCCTTCAACGGAGTGACCCACGAAGCCGCTGCCTTCTCGATACCGCCTGCTGCCCCACTCAGCTTGGCCTCGACGGTCGGGCCGTAGATGTCCCACAGGTCGCCAGCGATACGGATCCCGGACTTGATATACGGGATGGCTGAACTCACCGAGGTCGTCATGCCCCGGGTGATCGTCTCCAGCCCGGGGGCGATCCCCAGATACACCTGCAGGAACGCGCTGGAGACCTGCTTACCGAGGCCGCGCATCGCACCGCCCAGCCCCTTGGACTCCGCCGCCGCCAGTGCTGCCGCGCCACCGACGCGGCCGACCTGCTGGCCGAACTGCTGAAACGCAGTCCCACCCTGGTGTGCGAGCGCCGTCATCGCCGACAGTGCCGGCTTCCCGAACGCCATCGCCGCATTCATCGTGAACTGCTGCGCCGACATGCCCTCCTGGGCCTTGCCCAGCTGGGTGATGACGTACTGCAAGCCCTTGAACTTGCCGTTGGAGTCGAACGCCTCGATGCCCAGCGCGTGCAGGCCCTCCGAGGCCGTCTTAGTCGGCTTGGCCATGTTGACCAGCGCCGACCGCAGAGCGGTGCCCGCAGTCTCGCCGATGATTCCTGACTTGCCGAGCAGACCCACCGCAGTCGCGGTGTCTTTGACGGAGACACCCATGGTGTGAGCGATCGGGCCCACGTACTTCATGGCGTAGTAGATGTCCATCAGCTGCCCGGAGGCGCTATTGGAGGTGTTGGCCAGCACATCCGCGACTTTGGACGCCTCGCTGGACTTGAGGGCGAACTGGTCCATCACGTCGCCCTCGATCTGAGCGGCCGTGGCCACATCAGTACGGGCGGCAGCGGCAAGCTGGATCGTGCCCCGCGTCGCCTTGATCGCATCCTGAGCGGAAAGGCCCGCCTTCGCCAAGTCCACCATCGCGTCAGCGGCCTCAGCTGCGTTCGCCGACGGCAGTTTCATGTCAGCACCCAGAGCCTGCGCCTCCGCGCCGGCCGCCTGCATCTGCGCCCCTGAGGCCCGGGTCACCTCGAGGAATTTGTTCATCGAGTCGGTGTACTCATTGCCCGCGTGGACGATGTCGTGCAGGCCGTACAGGATCGCCCCGCCCGCGAGCAGCGTCCCCAGATGCTTCACCGACGACAGAGCCGACTCCGCGCCAGACTGCACCGAGCCGAAACCATTACGGGCTGTGCTGCCCAGCCGCGTGAAGGCCGGACCGGCAGCAGTCGTCTCTGTCCGGACCGCCCGCACCCCGCGGCCGGCAGCAACAGTGGCGGCCTCAGCCTCAGTGACGCCTGCGGCGCCACCCCGCGCCCCAGTGCCCATGGCAGTGAGGCCAACGCGGGCTGCCTCCGCGTCCACGCCAAGGGTCCGCACGCCTCGACCCGCCGCGACCGCAGCCTCACCGAGAGCCGTGGTGCTGCCCGCCGCGGAGCGCATCGCTGCCGCATAGCCAGGCATGTCCGCCTCGACACGGACCCGCACAGTACGGTCAGCCACGGTGACCCCCGATCATCAGTCAGTGCAGAGCGGAGGTCGTCAGTCGGTCGAGAGCCCGAATGCCCGCAGCACCTCTGTAGCGGCCTGAGACGGCGGGCCCATCTCGCTCACCTGGAACTGGACGGCCAGGGCTGCATTCCACAGTTGCGCGAGCTGACCATCCGACAGCGCGTCCCAGAACTCGGTGAACTCCTCCGGCGTGTCCGGCTTTGGCTCGACGAGCTGCGCCTGCACCAGTGCCGGCGCGAAAGCGTCCGGGTCGAAGGGCGGCTCACCATCCACGCCGTTCTGCCGTGCAGCCTGTTCGAGCTGCTCCTTCGTCGGCGGATTGTCCCGACGAATCGCCTGGTAAATGCGGTGCGGGACCGCCTCGAGGACGAACCGCGCCCGGGAGTCCGCAGCCTGCCCCTCAACCTCTTGCAGCCGCTTCGCCACGTCCGGCGCAGTGGCCGGCGCACTGCTGCTCTCGTCGTGACGGAGGGTCCGCTCCAGCAGCTCCTCAAGGGCCTCGATCTCAGCGGAGGCTTCGGCGTCCATAACCATTTCGACGATGCGGCGCGGTCGCTGGATTCGGGCCCTGACGTCCGCGAACGTCAGCGGCGTGCGGGGGCGGGTTGGGGTTCTCTTCGTGGCCATGCTTTCCCTGTCCTGTCCTTGCGATGCTTACTGGGTGGCCTGCCGGACGGCGATGTCGACGCCTGCGAGGAGGTCGGCGGCGTTGGCGTCCAGGGCGGGGCCGAGATGGGGTATCGGTGCGTTCTTACTGGTGCCGAACTCGATGATGTTGCCGAGTGAGCCTTGCAACGTCCCCTTGTCTTGCCTGCGGGAACGGCCGGTCGCGTTCGGCTTGGAGCCGCCTGCCGTCTTGTCCGGGCCGATCTCGCCTTCGACTCCGTCGGGCGTGACCTTCGTGTCGTAGGTGATCGAATAGGGGTACCGGGTCAGGTGGCGGTATCCAGATACCCGCCGTCGGGCGTCGTCCCGGACCTTCTGCGAGGTGACCTGGACGGCCTTGCGAAGGTTCACCGCCAGACGCCCCGGGAATGCCTCGAGGTCTGCCACTACCGCTTCGATGCCGGTCACTTGGACGTCCATCAGGGCTCCTTCCGGTAGACACCGATCTTGATGCCCTCGGTCTTGCCACCGGCGTCGGTGTGCGCCGTGACCCGGCGGACCCCCGCCAGGCACGCGTGGCACCTGGTGATCTGAGCGTCATACGCGTACTCGTGGTCGGCATGCGTGGACTCAACCAGCGGAAACCCACAGTCCGAGCACAACCCCGCCTCAGCCTCCAACAGCGC